CTCGCCGCTCTTCAGGCGATCATCGACGGATCGGTCACGTCGGACGGCGAGACCCGCGATCTCACGGACGATGAGGTCAAGCGGTACGAGGCACTGGAGGCTCAGCTCGCGACCGCCCGCAAGTCGGTCGAGTTGCGCGCCCGACAGGATGCGTACAACACCGCAGTTCCCCCGGCGGGGGGGGTCGTGACCGGTGCCAATCCTGATGACGGGTTGGAGCGGGCGTTCGATCACTACCTGCGGACCGGCCAGGCCAACCAGGACATCGCGCAGCTGCGGGCCCAGGGGGAGGGACTCGGCGCGTCCGGCGGGTACCTGGTGCCGGCCGGATTCCGGCAGAAGATCGTCGAACGCATGGTGTCGTTCGGCGGGCTGGCGGCCGAGGTCGAGCCGATGGCCACCACCAGCGGCGCACCCATCGAGTACCCCACGCTGGATGACACGGCCAACACCGGGACGATCACTCCCGAGTCCGGCGCGTTCACCGGAGGCGCCGACCTGGTTTTCGGCAAGGTGGACCTTGGCGCGTACAAGTACACCAGCGGTGGAGCCAACGATGCCCCCCTGCGGGTGCCGGTCGAGCTGGCGCAGGATGCCGGTTTCGACGTCGAGGGTCTGGTGACGCGCGCGTTGGGTACCCGCATCGCGCGTAAGCAGGCGCCGCACTGGGTGACCGGTACCGGAGTCGGCGAGCCCAAGGGTCTCGTGGCTGCGAGCCTGACCTCTGACCGGGACCTGGACACGGCCGACACGCCCGACTATGAGGACCTGGTCAGCCTTCAGGATCTCCTCGACGAGGCGTACGAGCCGAACGCCAAGTGGATCATGCGTAAGAACACCTGGTCGCAACTGCGCTTGATCGTCGATGGCAACGGCCGACCGATCATTCAGGACTCGACCGCGGGCATTGCCGAGAAGCCGGCCAAGATGCTGCTCGGCTCCCCCGTGATCATCGACGCTGCGATGCCGCTGCTGTCCAGCGCGGGGGACACCTACCCGATCGCGTACGGCGACTTCCGCGAAGCGTACGTGTTGAGGCGGGTCGCCCAGCTCGTCGTCGTCGTCAACCCCTACAGCCGGGCCAACTACGGCGAGGTCGAGTACACCGCGTGGGAGCGGGCGGATGGCAACATCCAGAACCGCAACGCCTACGTGATCATGCAGAACAACACGTGACCTGGAGGTATCGATGAGTACCACCGTCCGGTGGGACCTGTCTGCGGCGCGCAAGATCGCGTCGTCGAAGGTCACCATTTCCACGGCGACCACCACATCGTTCGACTTCGGCACGCCGGACGACGTGGACTTGTCGGCGCTGAGCACCTACCACCCCGGGGACCGGCTGCTGGCCATCCTGTCCGCCTCGACCGGCGGCACCACCGACAGCCTCACCTGGGTCATCCAGGATGCAGACGACTCGTCCGGCTCGATCGGCACCCCGGCCACCGCGGTGACGTCGGCGGTGGCGGGTGCGCTTGCGGCCGGGACCGGCGACGACTACTCGGCGATCGCCATCAAGGTCCAGCCCGACCGGCCCTGGCTGCGGGTCCGGGTCACGTCGTCCGGCGCCACCGACACGTTCGTGACGCACTGCACGCTGCTCGCGGTGCCGAGCAACGCCTGACCTCGGAAGGGAGGCAGCATCATGACCTGGGCACCGGACTACGCGACCACGACGGATCTCGCCGCGTACGTGCGCATCGGCGACGACGTCGACGACGCACAGCTCGCCCTGGCCGTGACTGCCGCATCCCGCTCGGTCGACCGGGCCGCGGGTCGCCAGTTCGGGCTACTGGCGGCCGCGGCCGAGTGGTTCTTCACCCTGGAGTGGGACCGGCGGCTGGGTACCTGGCTGGCGCCCGTCGACGACGTGGCCACCACCACCGGCATGGTCGTATCCGTCGACGGCACCGCGACCACCGACTACAAGCTGATGCCCCGCCAGGCCGTGACCAAGGGGCGGGTGTGGACCACCCTGGTCCTCGGCACGGACGTCGCAGGCACGGCCACCGAGGATGCGCTGAGCGTCACCGCGTCGTGGGGGTGGCCTGCGGTACCGGCCACCATCAAGCAGGCGACGCTGATCCAGGCGTCCCGGTTTCTGGCCCGGCGGGACTCGCCGTACGGGGTGACCGGCTCGCCGGCGGACGGGTCGGAGACGCGCCTGCTCGCCCGGGTCGACCCGGACGTGCGGGTGTTGCTGGATGCCTATGTGCGGAGGGTGTGGGCGCTGTGATCGTGGCTGAGGTGATGGAGGAGCTGGCGGTCCGGCTCGACACGATCGACGGGTTGCGGGCATTCGGCTGGCCGGTCGGATCGTTGGTGCCGCCGGCGGCCGTGGTCGGATACCCCGACCAGTACCGGTTCGACGCGTCGTACGGCCGCGGGTACGACACGATGACGATCCCCATCGTCGTGGTGGTCGGGAAGGCCACCGACCGGACGGCCCGGGACCTGATCAGCGCGTACGTGTCCGGGTCGGGTGCCAGCTCGGTCAAGGCGGTCATCGAGTCCGGCCCGTACACCTCGCTGGTCACCGCAACCGTCACGGGCGTCACCTTCGACACGTACACCAAGGCAGCGGTCGACTACCTGGCGGCCGTTTTCGACGTCGACATCACCGGACCCGGGAGATAACCACATGACGCTGATCACCACGCTGACCAGCCAGATCGAGGCATACCACGCGGGCAGCACCGACCTGTCGACGCTCACCGACAACCTGAACAAGGTCGCCCGCACCGACCTCGCATCCGGCACCGCGGCCGGGCAGGCCGACCTGATCTGGCACGATCAGCGCACCCTGGCCGCGTCGGACACCGAGGACCTCGACCTGGCCGCGAGTCTCGTCGACGTGTTCGGCACGACGCTGACGTTCGTCAAGCTCAAGGCGATCGTCATCACCGCGGCCTCGGCGAACACCAACAACGTCAACGTGACCCGGCCTGCCAGCAACGGTGTGCCCGTGTTCCTGGCGGCTGGGGACGGTATGCCCGTGCTGCCGGGCGGAGAGTTCAAATGGGTGGCCCCCGGCGCCGGGGTCACGGTCACGGCCGGCACGGGCGACCTGCTGACCCTCACCAATTCGGCGGCGGGGACGTCGGTCATCTACGACGTCGTCCTCATCGGCACGTCGGCCTGATCAGGGGGAATCATGACCTACTCACACGGGAGCCAGACGGTCGTCACCGTGGGCGGAGTGGACCTGTCCACCTTCACCAACACCTCGGAGATCGAGCGGGGCGCCGACAAGCACGACATCACGAACTACGGCGCAGACGATCACTCGTTCTCCGGTGGGCTGAAGACTGGATCGTTCAAGATGGGCGGCACCTACGACACGTCCGCCGTGGGTCCGCGCGCCACGCTGACGGCGATGATCGGCACCGTGGTCGCCATCATCCGCAGGCCGGAGGGCACCGGGGCCGGCCTGCCCCAGGACAGTTTCAGCGCGTTGGTTGAAAAGTACGTCGAGACCAATCCGGTCGCCGACAACGTCAAGTGGTCGTGTGATTTCACCGTGTCCGGTGCCGTCGACGACACCGCCCAGACCGCCTAAGGGGAACTCGATGAAAACCGTCGACAAAGCACAGCTATTCGCGGGTTGCAAGTTGGATGAGGACACCATCGTCCTGGCCGGGATCGGTCCGGTCCTGGTGCGGGAACTCAGCCGGACGGAATCGATGCGGGTGTCGGCAGTCGACGGAACCGAGGCCACTGAGCGGCTCATCCTGCACCTCGGCATGGTCGAGCCGGCGCTGACCGAGTCCGAGGCGGGACAGTGGATGGCGGTCGCCGGATCGAAGGTTGTGAATCAGGTTTCCGTCCGTATCGCTCAGCTCAGCGGGATGTTGGAGGACAGCGCCAAGGCAGCCTACAAAAGCGATGGAGACCGACCCGTCGATTGAGTTCGATCATTACCTGGCGCAGAAGCTGGGCATGATGGTCGTCGAGCTTCGCGAGCGCATGAGCCACGCCGAATATGTGCACTGGTCGGTCTATTACGCGCGGGAGGCACAGCGCCGAGAACTGGCCGAGCGGCAGGCAGGGGGATGACATGTCCGGGAACCGCATCGACGTCGAGGGGCTGAACCAGTTCGTCAAGGGCATCAAGGCGGTCGACCGTGAGCTGGCCAAGGACATGCGCCGGGGCCTGAATGCGGCGATAGACCTGGTCGTCGACGTCGCCCGCGCCGATGTTCCCCGGCGCAGCGGCCGGGCCGCGAAGTCCCTGCGGTCAGCCTCGACGCAGACGGCGGCCCGTATCGTGGCTGGCGGCCGGCGCACGCCCTACTACCCGTGGCTGGATTT